GTGGTTTCTTTGGTTCCACATCTGAATGTCCAATGACTTCGATTTCTGGGTGCATATCTTTGATTGTTTGTATTACATTATGAAGTGTGTACATCTGATCTTCTGTAAAGTTATCGCCTCTTCCCACCAAGCACACACCTATACTTTTACTATTAACTGCAAGAGCATGACTACCCTGTAGCCTTTGATCTCTTCCAGGTTCTAACTGTCCAGATCTTCTAATGATCCAATGATAACCTACATCATCCCAGCCTCTTTCATCTACATGCCACCTTCTAATATCAGCAGCTCCCACATCCATATCAGCTGGAGTATCAGCACAATGTACTACTACATATTTAGTTTCTTTTCTTTCTACCATTGCCATTTTAATCTACCTTTTTTATTGTTAATATATGTTGTTTATCTTCTGTTAATTCAGCCATTACTTTTGCACATTGATATTGAACTGTATCTGGATTAGATGTTCTTCTAGCTACTCTAGCTCTCTCCAAACAAACTCCAAAGTCTGGTTGCTTACGATATTCTGTAAGCTCACCATTTAAAAACATTAATAAAGCTACTACCTCAATCATTAGTGTGTTCCATTTCCATTTGAATATTTAATTTCTCTGTTTGCATCTTTTAATTTTTCAATATCTTTGAGAGCTTTCTCTAATTGTTTAGTTAAGAATTCTATATTAACTTTGTTAGTCATATTCATTTCTTGATTTTTCTCTAATGTATCTACAGATTTAAAAAGATTTTCTATTAAAAGGAATTGCTCCTGGTCAGCTGGTAAAGATCCAGCCTGGCCCCTTGGCCATTTAATTCTAAACTCTGTATTTAATTCTATATCTTTTTCATACAATTCTAATTGTGTACTATGTTTGTTTTGAGTTTCAATTAAACCAAAGTAGGCCCACACAGCTACAGCTACAGATACAATAATACTAATTAAATTTTTAATTGGCATATCAACAGATGTTTTATCAGAGATCTTCATTAGTAATTAGGTGGCCCTCCACATAAGGCTAACAATACCATTGCTATAATTAACAAGCCTGTAAAATAATAATTCATAACACCTCATAAAATATTTGTTGTAGCTCCTACTATGCATACCCAATAAACAACTAAAAACATAATTAACTTTATCCTCATTTCTTGCTGCTAATTTTTTTTAACTTATCAAAAGATCTTGCTCCTGTCATACCGAGTAAGGCAAACAATACTGTCATTAAAGTTGAGCTATCAAGAGTAGGTAAATGTATTGTTGTACCATTCATAGCACACCACCAATTAGTAATTGGTATAACTAAAAATTGAAATGCAAATGCCAGGACACATACCCATGCTAGGCATGGCCTCCATAATCTTTGTACCCAGGACAAAGCTCCTGTAGCTTGAGCATCAGCTCTATTAATTTTTGCTTGTTCTTTATCTACATCAACAAGAGCTTTCATTAATTCTTTTTCTATGTCAGCTTTTTGTTTTGCTATTTTGTTTTTATCTGGAACTAAATCTATAGCCTTATTTAGTATAGGCATTAGAGCAGTTAATCCTTGTATCATGTTGATATTCCTTTCTTGATTTCTTTAGGGTTACATCCAAACTTTATGTACATGCCACCAGAGTTAATATCCTCTGGGCCAATATCTATAGTTTTATCTAGTGAGCTTTGATAGCCTTGAACCATGCAGCTGTAGGCATCTGGAAATGTATTAGGATATATGTGTGGAGGCAAACAAGAGTTGGCCACAGATGAGCATAGTATCATTACAAGTACATATTCCATTAAATAAATTTTCCAATTTTTAAACCTCCTATTATTATAGAAATTATAGCTCCAATATAGAAGATCACTTTAAGACCACCTCGGCCCATTGCGACTTCTTGTTTTAATTGGACAATATCTTTTGTGTTTTGATCTAGATCTTTATGAATATGATCTAACTTTTCGTTGATGTGTTTTAGAGTTATGCTGTGTACTGTTGCTTTTCTTGTAGTTTTTTTAGCCATGCTTAAACCTCATTGTATTTATTTAAGTATTAATATTAAACATGTGTGAAACAGTATACTTACCAGAACCTATAACTTTTTTATCTTTTAATTCTACAGCTTTAGATGCGTGTAAATAATAAGAAGGAAATAAAACCATTCTATTATTCTTACATTCTATGGTTTCACCATTATCTTTAAATACTAAATCTCCTCCAGTAAATCCTTTGGGTTCTTTAAATGTCCACCATAAAGCAGTATGAGTAGCTCTGTCTTTATGAAACTCATATTTTTCTTTATCTTTATAATATGAAATCATTGTGTAATCTCTGTTTACATTTTCTATATTTCTGGTGGATGGATGTATTTCTTTATAAGCATCTATAACTGGTGGTGTCATTAGTTTGCTGTAATGCAATAATATAAATGACATGTATCTATGTTCTGGATGATATACTTGATCCAAATATATTCTTGAGTTTGTTGCTAATGCATCACCTCTTTTATCTATAGCTCTATTAGGATCGTTAGAATTATCTTGCCAAATCATTCTTGTATTACCTAAATTGTATCCATCAATATCATGCCATATTTCTGTTAATTGTTGATTGTTATAAAAATCATCCAATACCATAACTGGAAATTTGTTAGGACTTATTATTTCTACTTTTAATTTATTACTATATCTGCCCATGTTTCTCCTTTAAAAATATACTATGTTTACAGCATACCTTAATTTATTATCTGTATTACTAATTCCTAAATGTTTCAATTCATTTGGAAACCTTACTAATTGATTACGATTATTATCAATCTCATGTATTTCTTTTCCTTCTTTAATATGTAATTGACCATTTGTTTTAGTAGGATAAAATATTGCTACTTTACAATTTACTATTCCCTCATTGGCCCACATTAAATCATTATGCATTGTTCCTAATTTTTTAGGTTCTTTGGTAGGAAATGTTAAATTAACTTTTATTCTATAAATAGATTTAGCATTTAGAACATCTAGTATAGGCATACACATATTAAAATAATTACTATATGGTGAATGATCTTTATAAATTGTATGAACAAATTGTAAGTTTTCATTTTCATTAGGCACTACATCTCCATCTTCTTCATCTATTATTTTAGATGAGTACCAGGGAAACATATCTGTTTTTAATTCATCAAATGCTTGTAAGTTATTACTACTCAAAGCACTTTCAAATATATCAATGTTATCTCCTATAGTATTTGGTATTATCATTTATCACTCCTTGTATTAAATCTCATGTTACCAGAAATAGTTACTCTATAATCATCACTTGAAAAAAAAGGATAAACACAATGCCATAACTTTGCTGGAAACATGAAGATAGTTTTTTCGTAAGATCTCTCAACTGGAATATGCTTTACTCCTATTTGACCATTTGATCTTGTAAATACAAAAGATAATTTTGAAGTAGCATTTTCTTCTTGTGGTTTTTTATATCTTTTTAATTCTGTTTTTAAATCGTAAGGAATGTTTACAAATATAATAAAAGAATAAATACCACTATGTCTATGTAATGGATTAAAATCTCCTTTGGATTGAAAGTTTGTCCACATAGTATGCATTTCTACTGGGCAATCATGACTTAAAACTTTATACTCATAAAGTTCTTTTTGCAATACTGGATAGTAACTAACCATGCCTTGAAAAAATTTATTTACCTCATCATTGATTTTGTAATTCAAATCATACTCATAAGATATATGACCAGCTAAATCGTTATTAACTGTACCACTTAAATTATCAAAATCGTGTGTAAGATATTCAAAAAAATCATCTGGAATAATACCTCTTGCAACACCTATATTTGCAAGATCATTATCATTCACCCCAGGATTTTGTGGAGAAAGATATCGGATTTTATTTTGTTGAGATTTTATAAACTTATCGTTGTTAAAATTATACATAGTATGACTATATTACAAAATAACAATAGATAAAAGGAAATATTATATTAAGCCCATCCTAATGACACAGCCTCAATATTAGTTTGTTTGCTAGTAAGTACCTGGTTATGAGTAGTAACTTTATATTTTATTTGAGTACCAGCAGAACCAGTAAATTCTTTGTCATGAAATGCAGCAATTTTTGAAGTACCATAAGTACCTTCGGATACTAATGTTCCTTCTATATAAGTTGAACCATTATCTCTTGATATAAAACCTTTAATATCTGTATTAAGTGTAGCTGTACCAGCTTGGTCACTATATAAAAGTACCAAATCTCCTTTGCTTGGAGAAGTTGCAGCTGTTGATGCAACAGATCTTAAATCCATATTACCAGCTGCCTCATCAGTATTAAGCACTTGTACCATTTCAGTATGACCAGCAGCACCTTGACCACCTTTACCATTATTTGTACTTGTATTTCTTGATCTTGATGCAACACTTACAGAACCAGAATTAGATAATGTTCCACCATATCCAATTAAAACTGCACCAGATCCAGAGTTTCCTCCTCCACCTTCAGTACCAGTATTTCCTTGAGAACCAACAGCAGTAATTTCACCAGAACCACCTATTGTTAAATTACCTTTAACGAATAACCATATTGCACCACCAGTTCCTTCTTCACCAGAATTTGTAGCACCAGAGTTGTTTGAACCATTAGGATTTCCGGCTCCTCCACCACATCCAGTTGCAGATCCGGCATTTCCACCAGCTCCACCCCATGCTATAGCAGATGTAGCAGATCCAGTTCTTGAACCTCCTCCACCAGATCCTCCACCCCAGCAATTTCCATAAGCACCAGAACCAGAATTTCCACTATCGTGTGATCCCCCAGATCCTCCTCCTCCAGTTGATCCAGAAACAGCAGCAGCATCATTTCCTTGTGTACTAGAACCAGCAACACTTTCAGCTCCAGCTGCACCTTGTCTTGATACATTAAATAAATGACCAGTTCCACCAGCTGGGAATTCATTTTGAATACCAGTAGCAGCAGTTCCAGATCCAGATAAATCTACAGATGGTAAACTTTCAGTAGAACCAGTTTTAAGATAACCTATTTGTATCCCATTTGCATTTACAACTTTATTGTCTGAACCTCCAGCTGTTGTTGGATTAGCAAAAGGCCCTCTAAATCTCATTGAAAGAGTACCATTAATAGTACAATTACCAGTACAGAAAATCATTAATCCTCTACCTGGTTGATCAGTTGTTAAAGTTTGACCAGAGTTAATAGTTAAGTTTGTGTAATTCTTAATAACCATATCTCCATCATAAGAACCATTTTTGTTTGGTACTGTTAAACTTGTATTACCAGATATAGTTACTGCACCATCAGCACCAGTTCCCCAGTAGTTACCTTGTGCTGATAAACTTAAAAGTTTTCCAGCAGAATTAATTGCATTTGAAGTATTACCAGCATCAATACCAGAACTATCTACAAATTCATCTATGACTTGATCATTAAGAGAATACCTAGATAAACTTCCAGTTGTTGCTACTTTAAATCCAAGTAAAGCAATATTGTTTTGTACTTTTGTATCATCATATTCATTAAGAGCAGCCCATACTGGAGCTGCACCAGAACCTTGAGTTTTTAAAAATAAACCATTTGATCCAGCAGTTAATGGCACATAAGATGATCCATTGTAATAAGGTAAATCACCATGTGCAGAACCAGATAAAGCAACACCTTTAGTCATGTATTGCCAAGAGGCATGAGCTGTACCACTAGATGATGGAGCATTACCAGTTGTGTTTGCAACACAAATGTATGTACTGATAACTCCAGTATCAGTATAAGCTACAACATCATCAACTACATAAGCAGTTGAATTATTATAAGTAGATCGCCATGTTAATTTTATCTTGCCTAAATCTATAACAGCCAAATCAGCCTCCTAAATTATTAAGTTAATTATTAAGTTATTTTCCATATTATTATACATAAACATTTAAAGTACACTATATAGTAGCTCGTATCTCTCCTGGTGTTGATCCGGTACTACTAATACTCCAGGTAATACCACTTGCAGCAAAGATTGGATCTTGAATAAAACTGTTATATTCTGTAGAAGTTATATTATCTTGACCACCATTTGTTGTTACTACTTGTAAAGTATTATTAGCTGGAACAGGAGTATAAGCAACACCCCCCATATTTGAATGAGATGAACAATAATAGTAAAGAGTAGGAGCATTAGCTGCTACAACTATTGTAACTTTAGTAGATGAGTTTACTGTTACTCCAGTTGTATAAGCACTTGAGTTTCCACTATCTGTTGAAAATCTAAATGGATGTCCAGATGGATGATCAAAAATATAAGTATTACCCTCAAATAAATATAGCTCTTCTTGCTGTATCCCATCTATAAAATATTTATTAGAACCACCAACTGATTGTACTGTTACAGTTTTTGTTGATGTAGTTGCTGTAAATGATTTTTTAAATCCATAAATTTCTGCTGCTTGAGCAGTTAATGTTAATGTTTCATTTCCTCCAGCATTACCCACAGTTTTTGTAAGGCCACCAGAAACAAGTAACTTATGATTTAAAAAACTAGGTGAAGTATCATTAGTAGTAACTTTTACAGAACCTCCTCCAGATGATGCAGCAGCACTAGCAGCACTAGCAGCAGCAGCAGTTGCAGAGGCAGCAGCATTTGTAGCATTTGTACTAGCATTTTGAATTGCAGTAATGTTTGTAGCTGCTGTATTAATAGCAACAGCATTTTGAGCAGCAGTTGTTACATTAGCAGAATTAGCAGCAAGAGTTGATAATCCAGATATTGAACCTAATGTACTAATTTGTGAGCTTAATCCAGCTACAGTAGAAAGATTATTAGTTGGAGATATTTGTCCAGCTACAGTTGTGATGTTAGCTGATATTCCAGCAAGTGTTGTTAAATCAGATGTAATAGCAGCTAATGCATCTATTGATGTACTATCTGGCCCTAATTCTAAAGATGTACCAGCAGCATTATATCTAATTATTTTTCCAGAGTTTGCAGATGTTGTGCTGTATGGAAAGTATAATGGGCCATTTGTTCCTGTTCCTGTAACTGTTCTAGGAGTAGTTGGTTTTAATGAAACAGATCTATCTGTAATTTCTTTTAATTGTTGTTGTCTAATAACTACATTATCAAAATCAGTTTCAAGAGCAGTTGGTGTAATAACCTGGCCTGTACTATAAACTCCTGTTCTAGATAATGGTTGATCACCAATGATAGTAATTATATCGCCAGAAGTTGGTACATTGCCAGAGGTAAAAGTGATTGTTCCTGTTCCATCTGCATTAAGGGATGTATTATAATGAGTAGCCTCTGTTAAAAGAGTATCATTTTTATGTACCTGGGTTTCAGATATTGCATTAACTTGAAAATTAAATGTATGAGAGGATTGTCCACTTGATGTGTACTGTACTCTTCTTGCTGTGTCATTTACATTAAATGTTGCCATATATAATTCCTATGCTTATGTTATCGTTTTGTATAGTAGAACAAAAAAAAACCACTATCTTTTCCCTTTCCTATTTACCCTTTCTTTTAATAATTCTACCTTGTCATTAAAAATAGGATTATTGCTTAAAAAGTTTTCTTCTGCCAATGATCTTCTATTTGAAACAATATTTTTTAATGCTGATAATTTATCACCAGGCAACATATCATTCCAATCTTGATCATTATCAATCATATCTAACATTTCATCTAACATAGTACCATCACCATCAATATCAGAATTCATGTACATAATAATAGATTTGTATTCTTCTGATGTAAGAGGGATACCACTAATAAAAGCTCTTGGCATTGGAATACCTAAACCTAATTTAACTAACCAATCATCAACTCTATTGTATTTTTCTTTCTGTGTTCTAATTGGACTAAACACATTCATTTCTGGGCCTACCATTACTTCACCCCATAGATTAACTCTTTCTTCTAATTCTGGATTAAAGAATGGTGATTGATGCATTGCTTTATTATATTCTTTATAGAATGCTCTAATAGGAGCTGGTATATCACCATCAAAATTTTCTCTCCACCATGATGACTGGTCAGTTGTAATCATTGTATCATAGATTGTTGGATCTGAATGTTTAGTTAAGTAGTTACCAAAAGTACCTAAAGGATTTATACCAATACCAACTGTTGCCTCTGTTAATTTTTTTAATAGTGTTGTTAATGATCTTGTTGCCATATCCTCTGGATCACCATATCCAGGTTGAAACAATGCACCAAGTTGAGTAACACCTTGTGCAAATGGTTGTTGCATGATGTATGGGAAGATAGATCCTAATCCAGCTTTAAATAAAGCCTCCATGTCATTAGCAAAATTAGGATTTTCATATTGTCCTGGTCTTGATGCCATGTAAGCAAAGTCAGCAGAGATAGCTAGTAAAGATGATACAGGATCAAATCTAGCATAAGAAGTACATTGATATAAACCATCATCTTGCATATTACATATTGAATAAGGTAATAAACCTTTTCTTTGAAATGCCTCTCTCTCACCTTTTCTTGTCGGCATCATTCCTGTAATCATTGTTCCTTGATCTGTAACATTAGCTCCATAAGCCATACTTCCAAATTGATACATTAACATTGCACCGGTAGATAGTTTAGCAATAGCAAGTTGTTGAGCTTTCTTTCCATTTCCACCAGATAAATTTTTTCGTACATCTTTAGATATCCAGGCAAGAGCTGGGTTTCTTTTGTTACTTTCAAAAAAGATATTCATAATTGTTTTGTAGAAAGGCACAAACATTTTCATTTCTGGTACATTTAGAATGCCTTGTAATTTAGAAAATATTCCTGGAGGTAAATCTTTTTGGAATGTTCCTTCTAACATACTTTCTTGTACTTCTTTAACAGTTGCAGTATCTGGATCTGCTAAAGTTTTTTTATAAACTAATTCAGCTCCAGCTTTATCATCTGGAAAATCATTTAAAAATTTATTCATTTTACTTGTTGCAATTCTTTCAAGCTCCATTTGAAAAATAAAACCTTTCATCATTTCATCTTCTGCAACTAACAATCTGCCAGGCACTCTAACCATTGTACCCATTACTTCAAAAAATGAACCAAGAGCTGTGTCTTTATACTTACCAGCTAACTCTTTTGATATTGCTTTATCTTTTCTTAAATCCATTTTTGTTGTAACACTTTCACCAGATTTTAAAGAGGCCCATGCATTACCTACAGCAAGTTTAGATCCATATCTCATAGATTTAATCATGGCCCAAACTTCATTAAACATCACACCATCAGCTGATGACATTAAAGGAACTTTATTAATACCAGCTGCAATTCCATACTCTACAACTCTCAAAGTATTAAAAGTAATATTACCAGCAATGTTTACTGTGTGTGTAATAGGTGACATTAATCTTGTGTTAATCCAAAGCTCTGCCCAGGCATCTCTAAATTTAGTTACAATACCATCTTTAGCAAATTTAGATTTTTGATGTGGTTCTAATTTTAAATAGGCTTGAGCAATTTTAGCAGCAGCTGTTGTATCTTTAGGATCAACATTCATCTGTTTTAAAATATCACCTAACTCATCAATACCCTCAACTTTAGGTGTATCCATTTTAGATATGATACCAAGTGTTCTACCACTTTCAGATATTGCACCAGCTGTTTTAGAAAATAAAGATCCATACAATGCAAATGTTCTGTAGAATAATTCTACATCTGCTGCTGTTGCTTTATCTGACATTACTATTTTAGCAAGTCTATCTACCTCTGCTCTTGCAACTGTTACTTCCATAATAGCTCTATAAGCAAATTCTGTTTTAAAAGGTGTGCCTTCTGGATTTTTAAGGATCTGCATGTACACATCATTTCTTCCATACTTGGCTGCTGCTGCTGCTATTTCTTCCATAGTCATCTTGCCTCGTTTAGCAGAATTAATACTGTCTTTAAAAACAGTAGCTACAAAGTCTTGGAATGTAGCAACACTTTTAAATAAATTAGGATGGTCAGAATTTCTTAATGTAGTTTGTAAAGAACCTTCTTTAATTTTTAATTTACCTAATTGTAAATCACTCATTGTATCTTCAATAACTTTTAACTCTGCATCATTGAATTGTTTAAAGATTATATTTCCTGTTCCTTCTTCTATTACAAACATTTTATTATCTGGAACTTTGGTAGATAAAATCTCTGCTTGTTTTTCTTGGGCCTCTTTTATTGTATCGCCATGAGTTTTATCTTTGTATGTTTTAGATTTGTTTGGTTTAGGTATTTTTTTAGGAAAGATAGATGCAAGTAAAACTTCTTCTTGTTCATCTTCTTTTTTTTCTACTATATTAGTTTTTTCTAATATTTCTTTTTCAAGAATTACATCTTCATTATTACTTGTATTAATAATTTCATTTTCTACAGGAAGAATAGTTTCAGCTAACTTATCTAATTTTTTATCTAAAAAAGAACTATCTTGGTTTTCTATAGTATCTATGGAAATATCTGGTTTTGACATTATTTAACTCCTTTATTAAATTCGTCAATTTCATCAGCATCAATTCCATAAAGATCCCCTGTATCTAGATCTAGATCTTCGTTGACGATATATCTTTTCTTGTTTTTGTTTTTTTTGCTTTCAACATTACTAACATCGCTTTGTGAAAAGCCTCCTTTGATGTCATTGGCTTTTCTTTCAATGATTGTTTCTGCTGCGTCTGCGTAACTTTTTGGTTCACTTTTTACTCCTAGTTTTGTATATAATCCTTGCTCAAAGTACCATAGAACAGCCTGTGTGTCACGAGCATTTAATTTAACACCTATGCTGTTTTCTAATTGTATTCGTATTTCTTCAATATAATTATCCATGATTGTTCGTTCAGAAAGATTTCTTGGTTGATCAGCATTTGTTTTAACACCATCTTTTTTAATAGTATAAACATTACCGGACTTTCTATTAAATCCTCTAGTAAACCAAATATCTGGAACAGCCTCATCAGAAGTACCCATTAAGCTCTGCATAAATTTACTTACTTTAGGGCCAAACATATCAGCTCCATAGATCTCTTTATCTAAAGCACCAGCTATTGGTTTCATTCCATAAGATTTTCTTAAATCATTTAATGCTCTTCTTGTAGTTGGAGTATGTAGGAATTCTAAAAATGCATCTAATCCATTTGCATCAACATACTTTTGTACAAATTCTATTTGTCCTTTTAAGTGAGATCTTTGTGTCCATCCTTTTTCTTCACCTATTTCAGCTCTACCTAATTTAACCATTACATCTTCTGAATTACGAAGGCTGTTAGGATTTGTAGTAGGGAACTTTCCTGTATCTAAATAAATATCTGCAATCTGTGCAGCTACTTTATAATCCATTCCAACATTTTGTCCTGGCGAGGCAATAGCTGTAAAGAATACTACCATATCTTTTATTTGATCATTACCTTTAAATTTAGGATTAATGTCATCTAATTTTTCCATAGCTATTTTAATATCTTTGTCATACCATCCGGCCCCTGTAACTTTTTGATCTAGTTGGTAAGTTACTTCTTTAACACCTTGGTCTACCATTAATTTAAAATCATCTGGATTTTTAATATCTAGTTTAGGAGCTTGATCAAAATGATTAATTATATCTTCAACTTTAACTTTGTTATTTTTTCCTGTACCAATAATAACCGGTTCAATACTATTCATAATCATAACAGTATCAAATTTTTCTGGCCCTTCTAATTCTGATTTGTAAGAAAAAGTACCTTCTTCTATTTCTTTTGCTAAAGGCCCTTCTGGGTTCATAGCAGATCCACCAGATAAATTTATACTATTGTTTAATTCCTTAACTACTTCCGGCTGTTCCTTAAATCCTTTAAATAATTTTCCTAATAACATTACACCTTCACCTAATGGGCCTAATGCACTATCACCAATAATAGCTTTCATCTTTTCTTTAAAAACAGTATCAGCATTGTATTCTGTTTCTGGTGTAGCAATGTAATTAAATATTTCTTTACTTAAACTGTCAGCTTGTTCAGTATCAATATCAAACATTTCTGACATAAAGCTAACAAAGTTTGGATCCATAGGAACTTGAGCTGTACCTACAGTTGCTGCCTCTGCTGCTAATGCTCTTGTTACAAAAGGCATAACACCTTTTGCTTTTATTAATGTACCAAATAATTTGTAGTAACCTAGACCTGGAGTTAAAAATTGAGATATACCTTCTGCAAATCCTCCAGCTAATGTTTCTGTTTCACCTATTCTTGGATAAACTTCTTTAGCAAAGAAATCACCAAACTTTTGTACAGATCCTTCACTAGCAAGATCTAACTTTTCTAATGTTGCTAATCCTAAACCACCAACACTTTCTACAAGTTTAGTTGTACCTCTAGCTATACCGGTTCCAATTTCATTATTGTATTTTAAAACTGTGCTACCAATATCTTTATATGTTTGTAATGTATTAGTTGTGTAATCTTTAGCAGATTGTAAAAATCCTTTTTTCTTATTTTCAAATAACTCATAACCATTTTCAGTTAACTTGTAATCGTTATCACTATTTTTAAAATCTAGGTAGTTTAAATATTTTTCTTCTAATGATGACATTATTGTTCAAGCTCCCCTAATGCTGTTTTATAAGATTGTAATTGTTCTATAAATTTTTCTATAAATTCATTTGATATAGGTTTTCCATTAACTTTTGGTCTAGTAAAAGTTTTATCAAAGTAGTCAATAAAACCTTCTTCTAAAACCATACCATCTTCCATTTCTTTTAACTCTTCCATTTCAACAATTAATCGTTGTACACCATCTGTTGTTTCTAAAAATTCAGATCTGTAGTTTGCATGATTGTAAGGTTGATCATCTTCTGTAGTATAGAAATTTTGCAAATAAAGTTTCCAAACATTAGATGAAAGTTTAAATTCTTTAGAAGTAATGTTTGTTTTCATTTCTTTAACATCATCTTCTTTAAGTTTTTTAGTTTCTACACCTTGAGTTAATTCTAATGCTTTGTCTGTAATATCTTTAGCTGATGCATCTGGGTTAGCTCTCATAAATGCAATTAGCTCATTTGATTTTGCTCTATAAAGATTAGCAGCTGCTTTATCTTTTTTAGATGCATTTAATATAGTAGCCTCTGAATAACCAAAAGCATTACGCATAATCTTTTCACCTTCTGTAAATTTTTTAGATTTAGATATTTCTAGATCTGCATCTAATTTTATCTTTTGGTCTTTAGTAATGTATCTAAAGTCATAAGCACTTTGTATTTTTGCGTGTGTAAGATCTTTTGTAATTGTTAAATCATCTTGTAAGTCTATAAAACCTAAACCATCTTCTGTAGTATCTTTTGTAAAATCGCCATCATGCTCATCAGCATCTAGTTTTTCTGATAATTCAATATACAAATCTTGATCATAATCTTTTACTTCTTCAAGAATTTTCTTTGCCTCATCATAATTACCATCAGCTCTAGCTGTATAATATTTAAACTTATAGTTATCTACAGTTTCTTTTTTATCTAATACAAGAGTTTTATCTTCATCTTCTTTAGCTTTAATAATACTTTGTTTCCACTCTGAAACTTTAGATCTAAATTCTTTTTGTTTATCTTCTGGTAAACTTTCATATATTTTTTTAAGATTTTCATATCCACCAAAGTTTCCATTTTGAACTTGTTTATAAATATTGTTTGCATGTTTTGTACCATTCTTATAATTGAATGGAGTATCAACATACTCACTAAATAAAAAGTTTGCTTTTTCTCTAATTACTCTTGCATCCCAATTTTTAGACCAAGCAAGAAGATCAGCTTTACTAATACCATTAACAATAAGCTCTTGTTGTTTTTCTTCTTTACGCAATTTTAAAATATCATCTAAAGATAATTTTATTGGGTTACCATCTTCACCCATTAATGGTGTATTATCTGGGCCATTAATACTTTGTTCAGCTCCACCTTTAATAATATCCGGTATTAATTCTAGTGTTTCATTACTGTAAATTAATACAGTAGCATCTTTCATATTTTTATAATCTTTTAATAATTTATCTGAATAAGAATTAAGATAAGTATTTGCTGTTGTTGCTAGTTTAGCATTAGCTACAATACTTGCCTCACCATCTACTTCTAATAAACTATCAGAGTATCCATTAACAATAGCATTTAATTCTGTTGTAAATGTTTCAAGATCCATATCTCTTGCATAGGCTTTTGTTTTAAGATTAGCAAAATCATTAGATGCTCTCATTGTAATCTGTGATGTAAGTAAACTTAATTGAGTAGCTCTTATAGCATTGCCATAAGTTGTACCTTTTTTACCTTCTATCAGTTTATTTTTTTCATCTGGATTAGCATCTAGAAATTGATCAGTTGATACAGGATTTTCAGCTGCATATTTAATACCAGCATCTTCCATTTCTTTATCAACTTTTTTTAAAGCAAAGTTATTTAATTGATTAAGTTTATTATTTAAACTATCCATACCAGCTTGAGCTACTTGGAATTGAGGAAATGATATAGAAGGAATTGCTGCTCCTCTAACTAAACCACCTGGATATGTTTTTCTTTCTCTTGCCATTATACTACTTTCTTTTTATCAGTTGGTGGTTTTTTATCAAATGCACCGGTAGTACCTAGCTGCCCCATATCAGTACCTAATCCAAATATAGCATTTAGATAACCCATTTTTTTTGCTTGTTTCCCAGCTATCTTATAATTATTAAATTGTATAATACCTAAATTTTGTGTTAGCTCCTGGTTAAGAGCTGCAAGTGAAAAGTCCTCTGCACCTTCTCTTAATGAAATAATTTGTGATGTTAAAATAGATCCTTCATTAGTTAAGGCCCCACCAGCTGCACCTCTTGCAACAATAGTACCTAATGCTTTATTAGTTTCTTTTAATGCCTCAACACCTTGCTCTTTGTATTCAATTCTTTTTTCTTTAAATTGTAATGCTGATATATCTGCCTGGGCATCCATACTAGCTTTAGTAGCAGCTGCTGAATATAAAGTAGCATAGGCTTTACCTACACTAGATGCTACTGCTATTACTGTCCAAATACTCATTATTGTCCTACACTCACTTTATACTCCACCCCAAGTAATGTGAAGAAGAGGGGAGCTGATTGACTAAATGTTAGTTGTCCTTCACGATCATAACCTAACATTGGTTTTCTTCTTTTCTTTCCTGTAAAAAAACTTGCTGCTGTAAATGGAAATTCTTTAGCATCTAAAGTTAAATTTTGTGAAAGGTATAATAAAGCTGTTGCCTCTACTATTCTTTTCTTTTGTCCAACTGTATTACCACTTGGTAATTTTAATTCTACCGGCATTGTTTTTATAGTAGGTGTATAGTTTAATCCTACTTCAACATAAGTTGTTGGAATAGCATCTAAAGTTATTTGACCAGATCCATTAACAACTTTATCAGTTTGCATTGCATCATCAGCAATTACCTTAACTGTCTTACCTTGTAAATGTGATAGGCCACTCAATGTTGTAGATGATGGTTTTGTACCACCAATAAATAATATTGAACCATCTGTAGTATTATCATCATTGAAAGTTTCAACATGATAAACTGTATTAGAATTTACTGTTCTTTTAATTACAAAATAAATTGTATCTACATCTACAGCTACATTTATAAATTCACCATCAGTAGATGATAAAGATGGAGCTATAACATTTTGGCCTCTCAAGATTGAGTAAGTTGCAAGAGATCCATCAGTATTAACAATTAATAATAAATCACCATCATCAGTAGATGTTGCTTTTCTTAATGCTAGATCTGTTGGGGAAACAAGTAAATGAGAAGATAATAAAGAAATATTATTTGATATGTAAGATAACTCTACATCACTAAATAAAAATTCTCTTAATGACTTACCAGATCTTTGTATAAACATTGTACCACTTTCTGCTCCCACAGGCTTGATACCTTCTTTTGATCCTCGTTTAGTTGCACCTTGTATTACAACATTGCCTGGTGTGATTGGATCTAGATCTGATTGTGGTAAAAAGAATTCACCACCTTTAGTAAATATTTGTAAATCTCTACCAGAGAATAATCCTGTAACAGCATTAACCTGGCCTGTGTTTAATGTAACTTCTATAGCATCATCATCCAATGCCTCACCTGGATTAAAGTCAAAAAATCTTGCTACTCTAGATGCAAAGATTGTGTTTGGTCTAGATTTAGATCCACCAAAATATAATCTTCCTTCATGAAAAGTTACTGTTCTAGGGTAACCATTAGTATTACTCCAGGCATCTACATAATCAACTTCTAATAACCAAGATCCATTTGCTATAGCAGATGTATTAAAGAATGGTATTTCAACAATAGCCTCAACAGATGTGCCAGATACAAATCTAGTTATTCTTGCTCTACCAATTCCATCAACTGCCTCAACATAATCATTAACATTACCAGATGAAAAAACTGATGAAGATGCTGTTATTGTAATATTACCATCTACAGCAGAAGGAGTTATTGTTCCAGCTGGATTAGAAGTAGATAATGAAAATGCAAACTTTGGAATATACTCAAATGTAATATCTGTAATAGTCCAGGCAGTATGACTAGCTCCTCTTTTAATTTGTTTAGGGGCCATGTCCTCCTGGACAACAATTAATGTATCTGCTGATTGAGCATAATCTATTGTACCAATCATTGCTGATGTAATAGATGTAGTTAAATAATCGTTACCAGATGAATTAATATTTGTTTGTAAAACTTTATCTTTATAAATGTACATTCTATTATGTACAAATAATAACATGTAACTTTGTGTAGTTGAAAATTCAAAAGGTACTAATCTACATCCACTTTGAGGAGCAGCAGCAGAAGGTATAGTTGAAACATATTGTAGTCCTGGCCTACGAGTAATTCCACCTTGAGGCTGAATAACTACATTACGAGCTTGTTCTAATGAATTATAATATTGATCAATATCTATTCTAGATTTTAATAAAGGATCTATTTCCCCTGTGGTAAAATTTGTTTGTAAAGTTGCAGCTCTGCTCATTATCTAACATCTGTTAATGGAAACTCATGAATTGCATAAGAAGGTTTACCTCTAGCATCTGCATTAGCAGCTTGTCTAAAATAACCCCCTCTACCATTTTCAGATGGAGTACCTAATGCTGTGACTTTCCAATAATCTGCCTTTGTTATTTGATCTGTTACCGGTTCAGCTAAATGCCAAGCCATCATATAAACAAGTAATTGTACAAAATATGAAGGCATTAATCCTTCTGTTATTTCACTTGTAATATAATCAATAAAAATTGTTTTTTCATTTGTAAATATTGCTGGGCCAGATGTTGTATAAATCATTTCAAAATTTGTAATTGGTTGAGCTAAAGATGCTTTAGTATTATAAACTTGAAATGCTTGACCAGCTACAGCTGTTGAAGGTAAATCATATCTATAATCCCATTCACCTATTGGTGATGTAGAAGATTGAGATAATTGTAATTTTGTAAATGCAAAACTCCATTGGTACATAGATAGAGTTTGTCTTTTAATAGTTTCGTAAATGTTATTACATACAGCAGCAGCATCATTTGATGTATCGCTAAATGAACTTATAGTATCAGCTCCTAATAAATTTAGAGCTTGGTTGCATATAGTTATATTTGTATCGCCACTTGCCATTTAATTCCTTTTAATACAGAGAAGGCCCATTAAGGGCCTCCTCATATTTATTTATTAATCTGCGTCAGCAACAGTAATAGCTGTTCCATCAGATACATCCACTACTCCAGATGCATTTGATAGCACTACTACTAAACTAGCAGTAGGTGTATTACTATCGTACACATAAATTAAATCACCAACTTTTAAACTATCGGATGCTGTATTAAAGTATCCAGAAGTATTAACAGTTGCGATTGCGTCAGCTGATTTGTAACTCCACATTTGAGGAGCATTACCAGCTTTTGATTGACCACCTATTGGTTGTAGTCCTATTTCTGCATAAGCCATAATTTATATCCTTCCTCTATTAGCTTTCGTCACAAGTTATTTTTACAACACCTTCGTCATCTATAGATACTGCACCAGCACTAAACATAGAATTAACTAGGAACGAAGTTTTCTCCGGAACATAGTTGATCTCTGTTTTTTGTGCCATGTTTTCAGCCATACCTATTGCTGAACGATGGAAAGCAAAAATACTTCTGTCGTTTGATGTTAATGGTAGTCCACCTTCATCTCTGTCGCCTAACACAATAAATTTCATACCCATAAATGTGTTAATTTCGCCAGAAACAAGAGCTTTGATAGACGCAAAGTCGCCACTTACTGCTCTCTCATCACCTAGTAGTCCAGCTAAATTGTTAGCATGAACAGCTATGCAACGATCATCAAAGGGAACATTTTTTGTGTCAAGAGCTTTTTTAGCAGCTATTAACTTTCCAACATTCAAGTTTGAGTTTGCAGCAGAACCAGATGTAACAACATTTTTCGCTACTGTTGATGCACCAGATGCACCATTAAGAGCATCTATGACTAATTGGTCTATTCTTCTACCGATTGCTTTTGATACTACTTGAACAAGCTCTGATCTTTCATCAAAATTAACTTTTGCTTGATGAAAAATATCGCTGTATTCAGCAGCATTGTAATCTGACATAGTTGCAGTTACCTGGCTGTAAGTTACATTTAAAGGTGTAACATCAGTTTGAGGTATCCTTGCAGTTGCAGATCCCTTACCAAGTTTATTAAACTTGTAAGTTTGCCCTTGTACTCCAGATCTTAATCTAACAGCCTGTCGCAATACACTTTCTGATTGGTAAGCCTGTTTGACCTCTGCATCAAATAGAGTAACAAAAGCATTTGTTATTGATTGTGCCATATTTATCCTTTCATATATTACACATTGTTACTATTATTTTCAGTTGTCGGAATACATATCCGGCTGATCGTATGGTGTAGTTGCCCACCAGCCAGAAGGCTAAATGAATATTTAGTTATCTTCACTTACAAAGATAAGCGATTTTATATCAAATGTAAATAGTTTAAAAAAAATTATTTATTCATTAGATTTCGCCTGTTGATGTTGCAGTACCAGGGAATGCTCTAGCAAACTGTTCTTCAACTTTTCTTCTAAATACTGGATCTGATTTGTATTTAGGATCATTTACTAAACTATACAACTCTTCTTTAGATGGTTGCCCTTCAACATCTATAGGAGCTGTAGGTATAGTTTGTTCACCATAATACTTACGAACTTTATTTAAAGCATTAATACCATTGCCTGTAGCTGCAAAAATTTTAAACTCATCAAAGTCAGCATCTGACCATATACCTTTAGATACTAATCCTTGGCCCCAAGTAGTAATACCTTTTATAATCTGATCAGCATTAGGCCCTAGTATTTTTTTTTCTTCGTCAATATTAATACTATCTTCTTCTGCTTGAGCTACAGATAATTCTTTAAATTTATTTACAAGATTATCAAATGCAGCTTGAGTTGGTTTATTTTCTTTTGCCCAATCTTTAAAATAAGATGCTAATTCATCATCCTCATCTATATCTTCTAATGCTGCCATATCATATTCTTTAGGAGCTTTATGTTTTCCCATAGAAAATTGTTTTTGTAATTCAGTATATGACTTACTTAAATCTTCTGTTTTAACTCCTTCTTTTTCATCCCAGAATTTATCTTCAATGTAATCTGGTTTTTCTAATTTAGCTCCATCTGTTTCTTGTTGAGGAGTTGTATTAGTTTGCTCTTCTTCTTTATGAGGAATAGTTGTTTCCTCTGCATTAGGTTCTACCGGTTCTGTAGCCGGAGCATCACCAATTAAACTTTCTTCATTTTTTATTTCTTCACTACTCATTTTTTGCCCTTTCTATTCTCATTAATATATCTCGCATAACAGAATTTTGTCCTTCTCTAGCAAAGCCAAAAGATGTTTCAGATCCTGGTATCCAAGTTGGTTGATCAAGTGTTTTAGATTTTAAATGTTCTAAAACTTTTTTTCCTTCTTCTGTTTCAAATGTTCTAGCATAAGCCTTATCTAATTCTAACTGATCATCTTTACGATGAACAACATCAAGAGTATTTAATCCTTCCCATCCTGGAGTATTAATATCTGCCATTAAGATCTAGCCTCTGCCTCTAAAGCCATAGCTGGTTCTTCTTGAGGAGGAGCTTGATCTTGAGGTTGCTCATTCCCAGGTGGTTGCTGCTGCATCATCATCTGTTGCTGCATAGCCATAGCTTGTTGTTGGATCTGTTGCTTTTCTTCTTCGCTGTTTCTTAAACTAGCTGGTATGCCAAGTTTATCACCAACGAATGCAGCAATAGCATCCGGTTTTATTTCAGCCACCCCACCAGGGCCTAACGAGTTAGCAATTTGGAAAAACTGCATGACCTCATTTACCTCTTCTAAATTTTGAGCTTTAGCAAGAGGTGATATTGGTACTACTTTAACCTCTAATCCATCTATCTTTAGAGGTAATTGTATCAATCCTTTTTCATCCATTATAAATAATGTTCTACGAATTATTGGAACCATTGTTTCTGTAATTAATCTTCCGAATGCAGCTCCCATATTTTGAGCTAACTCTTTCATTCTTTCTACAATTTCAGTTGCAGATCTAGCTGACATATTATCTGGAGGTAAAGTATCATCTAATAATGTTTTTTTAATATTCATTCTTAAATCATTAATAACAATTTGAGATACATTAAAATCACCAGCTCTTGGAAGAGGGGCCAATGATGCACCTTGAGGCCCACCATTTCTAGCTACAGGAATAATTGCACCTGGAGTAATTCTAATGTTGTTTGGATTTAATACACCATCATCAGCTGCTGTGTAAATTCCAGAGATTGCTAATGATGCATTCTTTAATAATAATTCTAAAGTTTTATTTAATGTTTTAATATCTGGTAAAGCAGTTACTAATGGGCCTCTACCCATAACTTCACCTGGTACTTTCATATATCTACTTACTATCCAAGGTGATTGATCCATTCTTTTATAAACTAATTCTGTATTAGTTTTTTCATGGATGACATGATAGCAGTAATCTTTTCTTTCTGGATCTACTACTACTGCCTCACAGAACTCTATTTTTTCCTGTGGCTTATCATCTATCATTCTTTGTAACTCTGGTGAAATATTTGCACCAGGGAATTGTCTAGCAACAGCATCACCGGTAACTCTTAATCTTCTATATACATTATCAACTGTACCATTAGGCCCTTCTTCTAATGCAATTAAATATTGAGGAACAGGAGTAAATGTTACAGGGTTTAAATCATCGCCAGGCTGAATTAACATTGCAGCTGTACCAACTGATAGATCTAATAAGAATTCACCAATAGCTAAATCAAAATTACTTTGTCTTAATACTGCAAATAATTTATCTAAATATAAATCAAGAGCTTGTTGCGTTTCACCTTTTCTTTCATTTGGTATATCATTACCAGGTTCTAATCTGCACCATTTTTTATAAGGAGGAAATAATCCAGATTGAATTCTGTTAGCAAATCTTTGAACAGAATGTATTCCTGTACTATCAAACACTCTAGACATTTTACCCTGTCCAGGAATGTTACCTTCATAATAACCATCATATAAATTTCTTTGAGGTAAAGCATATTGATAACACTCTTCATAAATTGTTCTCCAATTTTCTTTTGCACCAAATGCTTTCTTGTGTCTTTTTAAAATTTCTTGTGGTTTTAAATACATCATAATTATGCCTTATTGTTTGCTGCAAAACTAGCTGCTGCTTGTTTATTTGCAAATCCCCATTTTTTTAATGCAAGTTTTAATCTCGTTGGCTTTCCATCTTTTTCTAATGGGCCAGGTACTTTAGAAAATCTTGCAGCAAAAGAAATTCTTCGGCCATCTTTACCAGAGCTTTGTGGTCTTTTAACACCAAATTTTTTTCTACCAGCATCATTTAAACCACCAGATGGATCTTGAAATCTTTTAGCTACCATTAGAATATTACAGCTCCTAAAATAAATCCAACAACAAAGCAGATCCATTCTCTTCTGTAATGTAATTCTAATGCTTTCCAATCACTAGGAGTTTTTCCAAACATCATCATGCTGTTGCCTTTTGTTTTTTTTTATTTTTTAATAAAGCAAAATCATTACCACTTATTTTACCATCTTTATTAGCATCTAATTTTTTTTGATTACCTTTTAAAGTATTCTTTTTTTTCATTTTCATTTTGTACATAATTAATAAACCAATCCTTTCTTTCTATTTTTTCTACTCATTTTTTTCTTTGCTTGTTTAGCTTCTTTCTTTCCAGCTTTTGTATAAGGATATTTCTTACCAGCTACATTAGGCATTAAACTAATCCTTTAGTTCTTTTAGATCTTGGAAATCCAGCTTTCATATTTTTATATGCCTTATCTGAAATAGTAGAATTCTTTTTAGATCTGCTAATTCCTTTTTTCTTTCTTGCGTTTATGTTTGCGTATAATCCAGGTTTAGCCATTATTTATTTTCCTCTCTTTTTTTTTCATCATTCTTGCATTTACAATCACCATTGCACTCACAATTATTTTTTAATTTTATGAAACGAGGGTTTCTATTATATTCTTGAGTTTCTCTATCTGGCATTTAAGCTCCTAATTTATTTTTAGTATCTCTTGGATTTCTACTTACTGTTTCACCTAATGATGTTGATGGAGCATAGTTAGCTAGAGTAGATACATTTCTTCTTTTTCTTCCTCCTACTTTTCTTCTAACTAATTTTTTACCTTCTGGTTCAGTTGTTTTTTTTACTTCTGTTCTTCTATCTTCAATTTGAGATGTTGCTGAAGGTGATCCACCTCCACCGGTAACTCTAGAAATAGTTTTTTTAATTACTCTTGCTGGTGATCCTCCCATTATGTGTACCTCTTCTCTGTATCATAAGGATTACGATTAGCTACTGTTGGTGTCATGCTATTTGTAACTCCTAATGCTGGATTGTTTCTTTCATCTGAAAATAATAATTTTGCGTTTGTTCTACGAGATCTAGATCTTGCAGCTATCTTTCTTTTTTCTCTTTGTTCATTGGCATCAGCTCTCGCCTCTCTTTCATCTAAAAGTTTATTAGATGTTTCCACTTGTTTAGGTGGTTCATATTTTGGCATTTTGAATAGTGATCCCATAGTTTTAAAAGTACCTCGCAAACATTACATAGTCGGAATTATCAACACCATAATGTTTTAAAATTCCTTCTTCTACAAAATACATTGCTTTTATCCATTTGAGAGCAGAAACATTTAAAGAACTGACAGTTACTTGTAATCTTTTTAATTTTAGATCAGCAGCTGCTAACTTCATAAACTCTAATGCACCTTTGTGAAATTTTATTTTATGCTCTGAAATTTTTTTTTTATCTGGTATCAACCATAATTCTGCAACTCCAGGCCAATAAGGAACTACACCAAAGCATAACATAGGCTTACCATTCTCAATAACTGTATAGCCATAGCCTTGCTCACTAGCAGCATCTATATAATCAAAGTAATTAGTTTGAGATAAATTTAATCTATCAAATTCATTTAGATCCATAATCTTTAATAAGTAAGATCTAAAAGGAACTACACTAATCTTTGTTTCCTGGATCTTGAATATCTGTTCTAGTTTCTGTAGGTTCATTTATTTCTTCTGCTGTTGCTCTGGTTCCTGGTTGATGTAATACAATGCCTTTCCATTTATCATCTTCTACTTCTATAATTTTTTCTTCTAGCAAACTCATTTCACCGATCTGCCAAACCTTAATTAAATATTTTTTGATCATGCAAATATATCAAAATCTGCACTAGCTACTGATGCTGAAAAGTTTTTATTACCACCTCTTGTTAATCGTTTATGTTCACCACCACCTAATAGTAAATACATAAAAGCATCACCGACATGCGAATGTTCATTCTTATTAGGTTGATCTTTGTATCTTTCACCACCAGATATTTGAACTCGTTTAAAATGATAACCACCATTCAATGCTTTTCGTAATCGCTTACATCTTTTATCAACTAACAATCCAGGCTTACCTTGGATTAACCTATTCATTGGAGCTGCACCAGCCTCTCTACGAACTCTAAAATCATT